TCTCACAGTTTACACTTTTGGTTATCCCCCGGTACCCTCTAAGTTAGCCCAAAGTAACCATAGGCCACCCTAAACCTTCGGTTTAACCTTAGGTTGGACTGTTGGGAACCTTGGGTGATACTATATGTAGTGGTTAGTGTGACCTTGGGATACTATATGTTGATCTCTCTGTATCCCTATCTGTTGGTACTCTCTAAGTATCCACTAAGTATCCACTAAGTAACAACCTGAGGTTAGACCTGAGGACATCCATCGACACTATACCTAAGGTTAACTATGCGTCTAACGTTTAGTTACTATAAGGCTATTGGTGACCATTGTCCATACACCAATCAATTAGGTCACACTATAGGGAGACACTTAAAGTATTACTAAGAGACCTTTACCATAAAACTACTATCACTATAGGTCTAACTATAAGACTAACTATAGGTCTAACTAAAAGTTTAACTTTAGGTGTTGACATTCAGCTTACGCTATGAGACATTAGCAACCGTTGAGAGACACAACGTCACCAACAACCAGACAATACCGCGAGTTATCTGGTTAGACTGAAGGTCTCAAGTAGTCATCAACCGGACATACGAAAGTGGTTGACTCAACGATGAACAAGTAGTAAGATGTACCACAGATTCACAGCAACGAAGTACCGCTACCTAGTAGCATCGCTCTTTAACAATATAGTTTGTGTCTTGATAGGCTTACTCACAAAGGTGAACTATTATGACTAACGCACAACGTAAACGCTATGAAGCATTACAAGAGAAACTTGCTGTTGCTTATGCCGCTTGGCAAGCTAACACAGACAAGAGCAAACACGATAAACTTTACAGTAAAGTGGTTGCAATTAATGCTAAAATAGATAAACTTGTGAATAGTACCTTATAAGATAGTTGCTGGCACTAGCCGGCCTATCAAGGCACAAACCAAGCTCTTTAACAATTTGGATTAGTCGCTGATATGTATACCACCGCAATAGTGTTTAACTAGTGGTCACATTCAGGTCTCTGGCAAGGTACGCCCTGCCACCCTGATGGTTAGGCATTGCGCCTAATGAGAGTGACCATAATGATAACCACTAACTATCAATTAACTGAAGGATATACACCATGGAACGTAATGCTAACGCTTACTATGAACTTTTGGCAGCCACTGTTGAAGCATTCAACGAGCACATTCAGTACGATAAACTCACCGAGGATGATGACTGGTATGATGCACTGCACGAGGTGGTAGACAGTCATGTTCCGCACTATTACCACGAGATTTTCACGGTGATGGCTGCCGATGGTATTGATCACGAGTTCGATGACTCAGATCTCATTCCTGACACCAAGGATGTAAGCCGAATCTGTCAAGCACGCATCTATGAGGCACTCTATAATGACATATTGAACGACTCTAGAGTCATCTGGTGTGAGCAGGGTGAAGATGATGAAGAGGACGACTATAATGATTAAGTATGGCATCACTCAGCAGGACATGCAGGAATACCGCAGCGCCTTTAAGACCGCTTGCGAGTGCACTGCTGGTATGCCTGAAGCAAAAGCCGACTGGTTCGGCTACTACATGGCCCAAATGGCCCAGACCTATCGCACACGCAAGGTAATGTATGATAACCCTGTTCGTAATTAGCGTATACGCCCTGATTGTCCTGTACTTTGTGCGGGACTTTCGCAAGGGTCTCAAAGTGCACAAAGCATCATTCAGTTACCTGAAGTGGGGCTTCTTGCCTCGCTTTACTGTACGGCTGCCTAATGGCCGCTTTAAGGCAAACAAAGTGGGGATATTCTATGTCGCAACATACTAACCTGAAGAAAGCATTCAAGATTGCACGGATGGCGATGGCGTACGGCGCCGGGGAGAGGCGCACAAAGAGAATACTCGCGGCAGGTGCTGGAAGATTGCCAGCTAGACAACGTAAATGGGTAATGCAGCAAGTATACACGGAGTTATATCACCCTCAGCGTATACCGGATGATTGTATATGGTCATCTGTGGGCTGGAAACGAGTAGTAATTAACTAACTAACTAACACAAGGAAACAACCTAATGAACTACACCGACATGCAAGCACGCTTAGACGTCATCCGCAACCTGCCAATCTGTGAACTTGACAAGCGCCAGCCGCTGCTGGTATCACTCATCGCAAACATCGTGAACTACGAGACGTCTGACGGTGACGATACGGACAGCAATTGGGGTCTTGAAAGTCAGGGCTACTGGCAAACCTTGAAGATTAAGGCTAAAGACGCTGGGTTTAACCTGCTGGGTAATGGCCACTTCAGCGCGGCGTTTAAGCACGAGCTACTGCCGGGCAAGGTCATTAAGGTTGGCTTTAAGAAAGAAGACTCAGGGGCCGCCTATGTGGCTTTCTGTCGGATGCACCAAGGTCGGGTAGGGATACCTAATGTCTATCACGTAGCGCGTCACGCTGGCTGCTATACGGTGGTACTTGATGAGCTGGAACCATGTCAGCGCCGTGATAACCATAAGCACGACCATTATGCAGACCTTGCGTATTACTTTGTCGAGGGAGAACCAGACCCAGAGGTATACGCGAAGGATGATCTACCATTCATCGAGACGTGCCAGATGATTCGTAAGTTCTTCTACGGGATTGCATCATTTGATATGCATAGTGGCAACATTATGTTTACACCGGATGGTAAACCAGTGATTACCGACCCAGTGTCATTCTCAGCGGACCGGGACCGCAAGCCTTTCTCGCTGGAGCCTGAGGGCCTGCTCGCAGAGATTGAGCAGATAGCGCACGACAAGATGATTGAACGCTGTAAGCGTAACAAGGCCAAACGTGACCGTGACAGTACGCTGTGTCGTGCCCGTAGAGCAAACAACAAGGCCCGTAGAAACCGCGCTAAAGCAGCCGCGCGATGGCGGAAGGAGCGGGAAAAGCGTGTTGCCGAGCGCTTTAAGTATGACCTTGCGAAAATCGAGGAGCGCGTTCTAGCGTGGCAAGTGGGACCCGGCCTAGCAATACAACAAGGCAAGCCGCTACCAATCGACAACTACCTTCAAGGTAGACTTATGGGTTAACGAGGTGTATCTTAGGTGCCTCCACCGCGAGGCACCTATAGATAAACTTTATTCACCGCCAGTTTACTGGCACCAAAGAGGCACACAATGAACGCATTAAACATTGCACGTAATGACTTCTCAGAGATTGAACTGGCCGCTATTCCGTACAACATCCTCAGTGAGCACTACGGGGACAGACTGGCACGTGAGCAGTTAGCACTGGAGCACGAAGCGTACGAGCTGGGCGAACAGCGTTTCCTGAAGATGTTAGAACGTCAGGTTAAAGCTGGTGAGTTCGCCGACAACGTGGCCGCTAAGCCGCTGGTCTTAACGCTGCACCCACAGCTAACCAAACGCATCGACGATTGGAAGGAGGAGCAAGCAAACGCTCGCGGCAAGAAGCCTCGCGCATACTACCCGATTAAGCACGGCGTTGCCTCAGAGTTAGCCCTTAGCATGGGAGCTGAGGTACTCAATGAGAAGCGTGGAGTGTCCAGTGAGGCTATCGCACTGCTGACCATTAAGGTCGTCTTAGGGACGCTCACAGACGCCTCTAAAGCCACCATCCAGCAAGTATCCTCGCAGTTAGGCAAGGCGCTTGAGGATGAGGCCCGCTTCGGTCGTATCCGTGAGCAGGAGGCTTCCTACTTCAAGAAGAACGTAGCGGACCAGCTGGACAAGCGTGTGGGTCACGTGTACAAGAAGGCTTTCATGCAGGTCGTCGAGGCCGATATGATTTCCAAGGGGATGCTAGGCGGTGACAACTGGTCCAGCTGGAAGACCGACGAGCAGATGCACGTTGGGACCAAGCTACTGGAACTACTCATTGAGGGCACTGGTCTGGTGGAAATGACCAAGAACAAGATGGCCGATGGCTCTGACGATGTGACCAGCATGCAAATGGTCCAGCTGGCTCCAGCCTTCGTGGAACTACTGAGTAAACGAGCGGGAGCACTCGCAGGAATCAGCCCAATGTACCAACCGTGCGTAGTCCCTCCGAAACCTTGGGTTGAAACCGTGGGAGGTGGCTACTGGTCTGTAGGTCGTCGTCCGCTGGCACTGGTGCGTACCCACTCCAAGAAGGCACTGCGTCGCTACGAAGACGTTCACATGCCAGAGGTATACAAAGCGGTCAACCTCGCGCAGAACACACCGTGGAAGGTAAACAAGAAGGTACTGGCGGTAGTCAATGAGATTATCAACTGGAAGCACTGCCCGGTGGGTGACGTCCCAGCGATTGAACGCGAAGAGCTACCACCACGCCCGGACGATATCGACACCAACGAGGTGGCACGTAAGGCTTGGCGCAAGGAGGCCGCAGCGGTTTACCGTAAGGACAAGGCCCGCCAGTCTCGCCGCTTGTCGATGGAGTTCATGGTCGCACAGGCCAACAAGTTCGCTAACCACAAGGCCATCTGGTTCCCGTACAACATGGACTGGCGTGGTCGTGTGTACGCTGTGAGCATGTTTAACCCACAGGGTAATGATATGACCAAGGGTATGCTGACATTGGCCAAAGGTAAGCCAATCGGTCTCGATGGGTTCTACTGGCTGAAGATTCATGGTGCAAACTGTGCAGGCGTCGATAAGGTTCCTTTCCCTGAGCGCATCAAGTTCATCGAAGAGAACGAGGCCAACATTCTAGCGAGTGCAGCCGACCCGCTGAATAACACTTGGTGGACCCAGCAAGATTCACCGTTCTGTTTCTTAGCGTTCTGCTTTGAGTATGCAGGGGTAAAACATCACGGCCTGAATTATAACTGTTCGCTGCCACTGGCGTTCGATGGGTCCTGCTCTGGGATTCAGCACTTCAGCGCAATGCTCCGCGATTCTATCGGTGGTCGTGCTGTTAACCTGCTGCCTTCTGATACCGTGCAGGATATCTACAAGATTGTTGCCGACAAGGTTAATGAGGTACTCCACCAGCACGTTATCAACGGGTCTCAGACGGTGGTCGAGCAGATTGCTGATAAGGAGACTGGTGAGTTCCGCGAGAAGGTAATGTTGGGCGAGTCTGTACTAGCTGCTCAATGGTTACAATACGGGGTGACCCGCAAGGTGACCAAGCGTTCTGTCATGACGTTGGCGTATGGTTCCAAAGAGTTTGGCTTCCGCCAGCAAGTTCTGGAAGATACCATTCAGCCCGCTATCGACAATGGTGAGGGCCTGATGTTTACGCACCCTAACCAAGCGGCTGGCTACATGGCTAAGCTGATTTGGGACGCTGTGACCGTGACCGTAGTAGCCGCTGTCGAGGCGATGAACTGGCTGAAGTCTGCTGCTAAACTGCTTGCCGCTGAAGTCAAGGATAAGAAGACCAAGGAGGTACTTCGTAAGCGTTGCGCAATCCACTGGGTAACACCAGATGGCTTCCCAGTGTGGCAAGAGTACCGCAAGCAGAATCAAGCGCGCCTGAAGCTGGTCTTCCTAGGTCAAGCCAACGTTAAGATGACGTACAACACCGGGAAGGACTCAGAGATTGACGCTCACAAGCAGGAATCTGGTATCGCTCCTAACTTTGTACACTCGCAAGACGGTAGTCACCTTCGCATGACCGTAGTACATGCCAACGAGGTCTACGGGATTGACTCCTTCGCACTCATCCATGACTCCTTCGGGACCATTCCGGCAGACGCTGGGAATCTCTTTAAGGCAGTCCGTGAGACGATGGTAAAGACCTACGAGGACAACGATGTAATCGCTGACTTCTACAACCAGTTCGCTGACCAGCTGCACGAGTCTCAGCTTGACAAGATGCCAGCGGTACCAGCCAAAGGTGACCTTAATCTGCGTGATATCTTAGAGTCTGACTTTGCGTTTGCGTAAGGTCTCAGGCAATTAGGGCACACTATAGGGAACCTTCGAACGACCGAGGTTTCCATTACTTAAAGTCTTAACTTAAAGAATACTTAAAGAGGCACACCATGACTTACTCAATCGTTGTAACCATCTTGTTAATCATCACCACAACGCTCTTCATTGTGAGTCTTCGCAATGCAATACGCAACGAAGAACTATTGGGGCGTTTGATTCAAGAAGCAAACTCCCAGCTTAGTGATGCGTCGACCAAGGTTCTTCGACTGACGGACAAGGCTAACTTCCTTGGTAAACAGGTGCGTTACTTAGAGAGTGAACTTGAGGAAGAAAAGCAGAAGGTGCTAGATGTGTACGAACTACGGAAGCGACAGCGGGACCGCATGAAGTTCCTGAGCAAGTCTCTTAAGGAAGCCCAAGATGAGCTGATGATGGTCTCTGACCTGATTCACGTTAAGTTCACCGCTGTGTTACCTGATGGCACTCGCTCTAAGACTCTCTTTAAGTTAGGACTTGGACCTTGTGGTCTACACGTTAAGTCCCTTCGCTGGACTGAGCTAGACGACCGCTATCTGATAGACCAGCTGTGCACCAACGGCGAGCGCAAGCAGTTCACTTACTTTAAGAGCGAAGTAGTAGGGCGTATCGAGTTCCGCCACGGTAAGGTTTAATTAGGGCACACTATCAGGAACATACTCAAGGTCATCGTTCGGTGGCCTTTATGAATGTCCCTAACAACCACTCAGGAGTAACACCATGTATCAGAACACAATCAACTTTGAGCGCAAACGTGAACGTCAGCAGACTGAGGGTTATATCCCTAAGGGCCGCAAGTTGAACAAGACGAAGCGCGGTGGTGGCATGAAGGGTTCCTTCCGTAATGCGAAGGGCGACAGTGTTGTCAACCAAGAGAAATACTTCGTAGGAGCATAACAAATGGCTGAGCAAACTAAATGGCTGTTCGATGGTAGCACTTCACAGTGGTCACGATTGGGCGCTACCGAACGAAGACTGACGGATGAGACGGGACTACATGTAATCATGACGTATATCCATTTCAACCGCACAGTTTTACTCTCCGTGTATGAACCAAGACCAGATTATGACGAGGTACTCATAGAGAAATCCTTCAGTCGCTGGTCGATTGACTCAGCGTCAGACTGGCTGGCAAAACTCACAGCCGACTACTCAAGTTGGAAGTAATTAGGACACACTATAGGCAGACTCAAGGTCATCGGATTCCGGTGGCCTTTATGATTGCTTATTGCACACTAAATAAATACTACACTTCGGAGACATCATCATGATGAACATTACGACTAATCCATATAAAGCCGTTTCATACGTACGCTCTGCTATCGAGAAGGCGCTGGAGACTTCCGGTTACCTCATCGCGGACACTAAGCACGATGGTGTACGCGGGAACATTTGCGTAGACAACACGGCCAACGCAGCGTGGCTAAGCCGGGTCTCAAAGACCATTCCGGCCCTTGAGCACCTCAACGGTTTCGACCAGCGCTGGCAGCAGTTACTGAAAGATGACCGCTGGATTTTCCCGGATGGCTTCATGCTTGATGGTGAACTCATGGTCAAAGGTGTGGACTTCAACACTGGGTCTGGCCTGCTGCGTACCAAGTGGCTAAAGGCTACCAACTACGGGTTCGACTTCGGAGGTGTTCCACCACTGAAGGGTAGCAAGGTAGATTTCTGCCTCGACCCTAAGCAACTAAAAGTTGTTCTGTACGATATCATTCCGCTTGACATTATCGAATCCGGTGATGACTACAACGTGATGACCCTCCTCCGCCTTGAGCACGTCAAGGTAGCCTTACCAGTCCTGCAAGACCACTTCCCTGAAGTTGAGTGGTGCCTCTCTGAGTCCCATGAAGTTTACGACATGGACGAACTCGATGCGCTGTACCGACAGAAACGAGGAGAAGGTCATGAAGGTCTGGTGGTTAAGGACCCTCAGGGTATATATAAGCGCGGTAAGAAGTCCGGCTGGTGGAAACTGAAGCCAGAGAATGAGGCTGACGGTGTAGTAGTTGGTCTCGTGTGGGGCACTCCCGGTAAGGCCAACGAGGGTAAAGTGATTGGCTTCGAGGTTCTCCTTGAGAGTGGTAGAGTGGTTAACGCTACGAACATCTCACAGGAACTTATGGATGAGTTCACCTCTCGCGTCAAGGAATACACTACCGAGTGTAATGCTAATGAAGCTGGCTGCTGGTATATGAACCCTTACGAGGGCTGGGCGTGCCAAATCAAGTACATGGAGGAGACTCCAGACGGTTCTCTGCGTCACCCATCGTTCGATAAATGGCGTGGTAGCGAGGCTGACCCAACCATCAAGATGTAATTAGGACCCACTATAGGAGACACCAAATGTCTATCGACCTAATTCTAATCATCGTGTTCATCCTCGCGGCTATCGTGTGGTCAATGAACGACGAGCCACCTAAAGGAGCATAAACCATGCGCTTACACTTCAATAAATCAAACGGTATCTTCTCGGTTCGCCGGGAAGACCGCAGCACTGTGGTAGCCTCCGAGCGCCACGGTAAGATTCCACGTATCGGAGACACCTTCGAGCTGGCTCCTCGCGTGCACATCTTGGTTACTCGCGGTCTCTACGAATTGGCTCAGACTAAGAGCCGTCCTTTCGTACCCGTAGTGGTAACCAAGTGGCCACGCCTTCGTCTATTCTGGGAGCGCATCAAGGAGGTCGTAAATGACTGAACATGAAATTCTAGTGGTGAACCTGCTGGTTGACCAGAATGCTGACCGCCCAGACTCCACGACGTGCTCTGATGGCGTAAAGTGCTACAAGGTAGCGTGCAAGGAGTGTCCGCTTAATGTCAAAGGAATGACCATTGGGAAGGTGCGTGCAATGCAGGACAGTAAGACTCCAGATGTAGACAATGGTGTCAAGCAGCCAAGTCACTATCAACTGTTCGAAGGCGTCGAGGCCATCGAGGTTATTGCTCGAAGCATGACCCAAGAGATGTTCAAAGGGTACTGCCTTGGGAACATCCTCAAGTACCGACTCCGTGCTGGTAAGAAGTCCGAGCTGGCTACCTTAGAGAAAGACATGGCAAAGGCCGCTTTCTATCTGGAGCTGTATACCAAGCACAAAGGTCTGTGTTATGACGCCTAGTGAATGGGCAAGAAAGATGTACGAGAAGACGCTCGACCCTGCGTACATCACCATGTATAACATGTGGAAGGAGCGAGAAGATGCAAAAGTTCGTCGTAACGGTCGAGACAGCTAACGCATCGTATGAACTCCCGGTACACGCTGGGTCTCTTGAGGAGGCCCTCGAAGTTGCCGAGGCAGAGTACGAAGAGTTAGGCCAAGTGACTCGGGTACGCCCTGATAGTCATTAGGGCACACTATAGGGACACAGGCTGTCCCTCTTTCTGTTATAAACCAAAGGAGATTCATCATGGCATTCGCTAAGAAGAAGATTTACACCACCAAGATTGGTACCTGTGAGCCGTACGCTTACTTCAACAAGCCGGACTATGGCGGTGAGGGTTTTGAGAACCCACGCGGTACCTACAAAGGTTCCGTAACGTTCAAGAACGAAGACTGTCAGGAGCTGGTAGACCTCATCGTTAAGACCCATGAGGAAAACTACGCTGCTCGTCTGGAAGCACATGAAGCGAACCCGCCGAAGGTTCAGAAGGGTAAGAAACCTCTGAAGCCGTATGAAGGCGACATGCCATTCTTCGACAATGGTGATGGTACAACCACGTTCAACTTCAAGTGCTACGGTTCGTACGAGGACAAGAAAACCGGCGAGACCAAGAAGATTGTTCTGGGTGTAGTTGACGCCAAGGGCAAACGTATCCAAGATGTTCCAATTATTGGTGGTGGTTCCAAAGTGAAAATTCGCTTCTCTCTGGTACCGTATGGCTGGTCCGCTGTGGCTGGTGCTTCCGTTAAGTTGCAACTGGAAGGCGTAATGCTGGTCGAACTGGCTACCTTTGGTGGTGGCGAAGACGATTGGGCTGACGAAGCTGTAGAAGGTGGCTATGAAGCTGACGAATCTCGCAGCCGCAAACCTCAGGAAGACCCGGAAGACTGGTCTGGTGAGGAAGCGGATGAGGGCGAAGCTGAAGAAGACGATGACTTCTAATGGCTGGCTACGGAGCCAAAGGGATTCGGAAGGTGGGTGCCTTCCGGTCTGGCCTTGAGGATAAGGTATCCAAGCAGTTAGAATCAAAGGGCGTCACGTTCGACTACGAATTGTGGCGCATCCCTTACGTTATTCCTGCGAGTGACCACCTTTACACTCCAGACTTCTTGTTACCTAACGGTATCTTCGTGGAGACTAAGGGTCTCTGGGAAGCCGAGGACCGCAAGAAGCACCTATTGATTCGCGAGCAATACCCGGAGTTAGACATCCGGTTAGTGTTCTCTTCGAGTCGCACTAAGATTTACAAAGGGTCACCAACCAGTTACGCTGAGTGGTGCGAGAAGCATAACATCTTGTTTGCCGACAAATTGATTCCCGTAGACTGGCTGAAGGAGCCGAAGCGTGATGTACCGTTCGGCAAGTTCAAACAGAAGAAAGGAGCAAAGTAAGTATGGCTAAGGTTCAATTCACTAAGCGACAGGAGACCTCTCAGATTTTCGTTCACTGCTCAGCTACCAAGGCGACCATGAATATTGGCGTCCGTGAGATTCGCCAGTGGCACAAGGAGCAGGGCTGGCTGGACGTAGGGTATCACTTCATCATCCGCCGTGACGGTACCGTTGAGGTAGGTCGAGACCAAGATGCTGTAGGTTCACACGTCAAAGGCTACAACTCGACTTCGGTCGGCGTGTGTTTGGTGGGAGGTATCGACGCCAAGGGCAACCCTGAGGCAAACTTCACTCCAGCCCAGATGCAGGCACTGCGTTCACTGTTGGTAGAACTGAAGGTGCAATACGATGGGGCTGTTCTGATGGCACACCACGATGTAGCACCTAAAGCCTGCCCGAGCTTCGACCTGAAGCGCTGGTGGGAGAAGAATGAACTGGTCACTTCAGACCGTGGGTAAACATTAGGGCACACTACAGGGAGACAATTACGTTTCCCTGTTGTCGCTTGAGGAGATTACTTTATGAACAACTTAAAAGACTTCTACATAATCCCGTTGCTGGCGTATGGCGTACTCGGACTGTGGGCGGTTACATTTCTCATATCGTTCTTCATGTCGTGTATTGACGGGACGGCTTTATGAGTTATGGTGACTCTCAAGAAGACGGTCAGGAGAGTATCTTCCTGTTCCACGCTCCGTGCGAAAACTGTGGTTCTTCTGATGGTAACTCAGTGTACTCTGACGCTCATGAGTACTGCTTCGTGTGTCAACACCGGGTTCCCGGCTCAGAGGAACGTACCGAAAAGTTATCAGCGAGAAGACCCAAAGGAGGGAATTACGGGATGAATACACAAGGTTCAGGCTTATTGGTATTCGGCGAGAGTGACGGTCGGTACACTGACCTGACGGCTCGTGGTATCTCGAAGGCAACATGCCAGAAGGCTGGCTACTGGGTTGCCAAGGTCAGTGGGACAGCTTACCAAGTGGCTGACTATCGGGACCAGAATGGCTCCATCGTCTCTCAGAAGCTACGGGACAAGGAGAAGAACTTCTCAACCCGAGGGTCTCACAAAGGTGACGCACTGTTCGGTAAGCACCTATGGAATGGTGGCAAGAAGATTGTCATCACCGAGGGTGAAATCGACATGTTGACCGTGATGCAGCTTCAGGATTGTAAGTGGCCTGTGGTTTCTCTCGGTCACGGTGCGTCAGCCGCTAAGAAAACTTGCAGTGCAAACTACGAGTATTTCGATAGCTTCGATCAGATTATACTGATGTTCGATATGGATGAGCCGGGTCGTGCAGCCGTTGAGGAAGCCGCTCAGGTTCTCCCTCCCGGTAAGGTCCATGTGGCCGTGTTGACCGAGAAGGATGCCAACGAGTGTTTACTCAAAGGCAAGGGCAAGGAGGTTCTCGACCAGATATGGAACGCAGCGCCTTGGGTACCTGATGGAGTCATCGGTGCGATGTCCATGAAGGACCGAGTGCGAGAGGCTATGACCAGCGAACAGAGCGTAGGATACCTTTTCTCTGGATGTCCGGGACTGAATGACAGAACATTGGGTGCACGTGGTGGCGAAGTAATCATGGTCACTTCTGGGTCAGGGATGGGTAAGTCTACATTCGTTCGTCAGCAGGCCTTAGGGTTCGCCAGAGGGCAGGGGCTGAAGGTAGGCATGGCTATGCTTGAGGAGTCCGTAGAGGAGACGATGGAAGATGTCTTAGGGATTGCCAATGGTATTCGCTTACGGCAGCAACCTCGTGAGTTCAAGCAGAAGTTGATAGAAGACGGGACGTATGACAAATGGTTCGATGAACTGTATGGCACCGACCAGTTCCATCTCTATGACTCCTTTGCAGAAGCTGAGGTGGACCGACTGTTAGCGAAGCTGCACTACATGCGCACAGGGTTAAACTGTGACGTAATCATTCTGGACCACATCTCAATCGTAGTGTCTGCCTCAGAGGAATCCGATGAGCGCAAGATGATTGACCGACTCATGACCAAGCTGAAAGGGTTCGCTAAGTCAACAGGAGTGGTACTCATTGTTATTTGCCACCTGAAGAACCCGGAGAAAGGTAAAGCTCATGAAGAAGGACGTGCTGTTTCCATTACTGACCTGCGTGGGTCTGGGTCTCTGCGTCAACTCTCTGATACTATCATCGCCCTTGAGCGTAATCAGCAAGGGGACATGCCTAATCTTGTCCTCCTACGTATTCTCAAGTGTCGCTTTAATGGTATTGGTGTTGGCATTGCGGGGTACATGGAGTACAACGAAAAGACCGGACTCCTTGAACCGTCTAACTACACTGGCGGAGAAGGAGAAGGTGATACTGGCTGGGAAGGCCATGAAGAAGACGACTACTAGTCATGACGAGTGGTGCTCTTGTGAGCACTGCTGCCCAACACTCGAAGCATTCAGAGAAAGAATGTACAGAGATTTTAACCGTAAATAGGAGAACCATCATGTTTAAACTCATCGAAACTTTAGGCCGTCTGGTCATCGCGCTGTACATCCGTGAAGCCAAGGCACTGGACAAAGCGTCCAAGGTGGAAGCAGAAGCAGCCACTAAGCTGGCTAAGGCAGCCGACAAGGCACGTCAGGCATCTCTGGATGCAACCGCAGAGGCAGCGAAAGTTGCACTTAAAGCTCAGAAACTTAAGGAGTTCTTCTAATGACTACCAAAGCTAAATTCCCCGGTAATACCATTCAGCTGTCCGACACTGTAGACCAGTGGGGCCGCAAGGTTCACATCAACGTTCGCAACGACAAGGTTACTCTGGTCTACCGCTGGAAGGCTAAGAGCGATAATCGTGCACATACTCAGCGTGTGACACTTGACGATGTTCAAGCAGCTCGACTACTGGCCTCCGTGGCTGTCGCAGCGACTGTGGCGGTTGGTGAAGATAAGGTGCGTGAGGCTATCCTGAGTAAAGAGGTAGGCTCGACGGCAACCCGACTGGCTGAAGCGTCAGAAGCCTAGTGATAAACTCAAGGTCATTACTATATGTAGTGGCCTTTATGATTATCATACACAACATATTGAGAGGACATAACCATGCGTAAACCTGAAGAAATCCGTGCAGACATCGAGAAGCTGACCAAAGAGCTGGAAGCTATTAAGGTTCATGAGTCCAGACAGGTTGCTGCTGTTAACATCCTGTATAACTTAGGTTGGAAACATGACAACCTTAAGGGTTGGCAGAAGCCTGCTCCGAAGTGTAGCGACTACAAGGCCCCGCTGAAGGCTGGAGAGCTTGCAACGTTGGAGAAGACTCATTGTATAGGATTATATATCCACAGCGTTGGCAACAAGTTCTCACAGGTGTCTCTCATACGCAACGTAAACATGCGTGGTGTAGATGTTCTGTCTAGCAGCTTTTTTGTAGAAAACAGTAAGTTGACCGTTCGTCCGCGTGAATACTTCATCGGGCGCCGGTAATTAATAGGAGACCACTATGTTAGTAACCGATATCGAGGCGAACAACCTCTTAGAGAAAGTCACTCAGTTCCACTGCGGGGTCATCTATGACTACAGCACGGACGAGTACGTATCGTATCGACCTTGGGACTTCTCAGCGTATCTCGATGCGTTGGAAGCTGAGGTGGCTCGTGGTGGTCTCATTGTATTCCACAACGGTCACAAATATGATGCCCCAGTGTTAACCAAACTGGCCAAGCTCCAGTTAAACAGAGAGTTCCACCTGCCGCGTGAGAACGTAGTGGACACGTTGGTGCTCAGTCGTTTACTGTTTGCGAACATTAAAGACACCGACATGGCCCTACTGCGTTCCGGTAAGTTACCCGGTAAGCGCTTCGGGTCTCACGCTCTTGAGGCGTGGGGTTACCGCTTAGGCGAGATGAAGGGCGAGTACAAGGACGACTTCAAGAAGCTCCTTGAGGAACAGGGAGAGGATTACGTGGACGGCGCTGAGTGGATTAGCTTTAACGAGCCGATGATGGACTATAACGTTCAGGACGTTGTGGTCACCAAGGCGCTCTTAGAGAAGCTACTTAGTGATAAGCACTACTTCCCGGATGGTGATATCCACTGGTGGGCGCACGATGCCGTGTCGTTTTGGGGCAACTCCTGTGAGGCCGTATGGCTGGAACACAGAGCCGCTTGGTTACTCGCTAAGCAGGAGCGCAACGGATTCCCGTTCAACACCAAGGCCATAGAGGAACTCTACGTTGAACTCGCGGGTCGTCGTTCTGAACTCCTTCAGACACTCACCGACACTTTCGGAACTTGGTATCAACCTAAGGGCGGTACTGAGTTATTCCTACACCCTCGCACCGGTAAGCCTCTGGGTAAATACCCGCGAGTGAAGTACCCGAAGCAGGGTGGCATCTACAAGAAACCCAAGAACAAAGCTCAGCGTGAGGGACGTGAACCCTGTGAGCTGGACACTCGGGATTACGTAGAGGGCGCTCCGTATACACCAGTAGAGCACGTTGTGTTTAACCCAAGTAGTCGAGACCACATTGCTATCAAGCTGAAGGAAGCCGGATGGGTACCTACAGAGTTCACCGAAAAGGGTGCACCTAAGGTAGACGACGAGGTCCTTGAGCATGTGCGTGTGGATGACCCTGAGAAGCAGCGCTGCATCGACCTAATCAAAGAGTACCTGATGGTACAGAAGCGTATCGGTCAGGCAGCTGAGGGAGACAAGGCGTGGCTTCGTTACGTTCAAGAGGATGGTAAAATTCATGGAAGTGTTAACCCTAATGGTGCAGTTACAGGGCGAGCAACGCATAGCTTCCCTAACCTTGGTCAAGTTCCGGGCGTTCGTTCGCCGTATGGTGAGCCTTGTCGAGCAGCGTTCGGCGCAGAGCATCACTTGGACGGACTTACCGGAAAGCCTTGGGTTCAAGCGGGTATCGACGCCAGTGGACTCGAACTCCGTTGTCTGGCACACTTCATGTCTAAGTACGACGGAGGGGCATATGCGGATGTTATTCTCAACGGTGATATCCACACAGTCAACCAAACGGCGGCTGAGTTGCCAACACGTGATAACGCCAAGACATTCATCTACGGTTTCCTCTATGGTGCTGGAGACGAAAAGATTGGACAGATTGTGGGAGCAGGTAAGGAACGCGGAAAGGAACTCAAGAAGAAATTCCTTGAGAACACCCCAGCAATCGCAGCCCTGCGTGAAGGAATCCAACAGACCCTCGTCGAGTCATCCCGATGGGTCGCCGGAGAGCAGAAGGTCAAGTGGAAACGACGTTGGATTAAGGGACTGGATGGAAGAAAGGTACACGTACGGTCACCACATGCCGCGCTCAACACCCTCCTTCAGTCAGCGGGTGCACTCATTTGTAAGCTGTGGATTGTCGAGACTGAAGAGTTACTTCTCAAAGCAGGCTTGAAACACGGCTGGGATGGGGACTTTGCGTACATGGCGTGGGTTCATGATGAAATTCAAGTAGCGTGTCGAACCCCAGAGATTGCACAGCAGGTTATCGACACTGCGCAACAAGCTATGCGCAACGTTGGGGAACACTTTAAGTTCCGTTGCCGTCTGGATACAGAAGGTAAGATGGGTCCTAACTGGGCCGTATGTCACTAATAATACAGGAGATTTACCATGGCTATTACCAAACGTTTTAAAGTTACTTTCGAAGTGACCACCGTAATTGACAGCGAAGCTGAGAAGAACCTAAGCGAGTCCGTTCTGCGTATTGCACATATGGTTTCCAAAGGTGAGAAGGTGGACAGCTTCAAGCTGGGTTTCCTTGAGGCAGCACTCAATGGTGGACCTGACGAAGCAGCTACGTACTGTATCCGACATGGTCTACGTTCATTGGTCAAAGAGGCCTATAACGACCTTTCGTTTAACGAGAAGAAACTTATGCGATTCTCCCCGGCAACCGTGAGGGTAACCAAGTGAGTGAGTACCTCAAAGTTCTGGCGGCCCTCAAGGGCTGCCCTAAGTCCTTCCAGTCGAACTACGTGCGGAACAACGCTACGTTAGTCGCGGAGGCCGCTTCCCGTGGTCACATTTCGTGTCTGACCATGAGTGGTCGTAATGGCGGCGCTTGGGAAATTACCAGTGCCGGAGTGAGATTCCTTAAGAAACACGGGGGTTGTTTATGAGTAACGTCACCATTAGTTCAGACCGCCTTAAATACTTAGAGAGTCGGGACGAAATCCTGAGCGCTCTTGAGGCAGGCGGCGTAGATAACTGGGAGTGGTACTCAGAGTCGTTGCAGAAAGCAGGGCTTCTGGATGACGATGAGGAGGAAGACGATGAGTAAGCACACATTGTTATCCTTCAGAGACTACCGGGCAACCCAGAAGATTGCCAAAGGTGTCCTTGTGATGGATGGTGACTGGTTGGTATTTCAAGCTATGAGTGCCGCTGAGTTCGATGCCTCTTGGGAGGAGGAGATTTGGCACCGCTGCTGTGACCATGCTAAGGCTCGCGAGATTCTGGAGAACTCCATTAAGTCCTACAAGGGCCGCAAGAAGGCATGGAAGAATGCTGATGTAGTCCTCGCGTTCACTGACCGTGTCAACTGGCGTAAGCTGCTGGTGGACCCAACGTACAAAGAGAACCGCGCAGTCGTTAAGAAGCCTGTGGGTTACTACGAGTTCCTAGAGTCTGTCTTCGAGACCTACACGTGTGTCCTTGAGCCTCAGCTCGAGGGTGATGACGTGATGGGTATCATCGGGTCTGGCCCTCTCGTGTACAACTATGAGAAGGCTGTACTGGTCGCCTGTGACAAGGACTTTAAGACAGTCCCGGATTGCGACTTCCTGTGGTGTACGACTGGTAACATCCTCGTGCAGACGCAGGAGACCGCTGACTACTGGCATCTCTTCCAGACTATCAAGGGAGACATCACCGATGGTTACGGTGGGATTCCCGGATGGGGCGATACCGCTGAGGACTTCCTCAAGGAACCATTCATTGTGGAGCCTGTAACATCCGTACTGAAGTCTGGTAAGAACAAAGGCCAAGAGGTAACCAAGTGGGTGAAACGCGCTCCTGAGCCGGGAGAGACGCTCTGGGACTGCATTAAGTCCATTGGTGCCAAAGCAGGGATGACCGAAGAGGAAGTAATCAAGCAGGGCCAGATGGCTCGAATCCTCCGTTCTGATGAGTACAACATCGAGACTGGGGAGATTACTCTATGGCAACCGGGCAGCTGATTCTTATTGTCCTGACCATGGGCTTAGTCGCTCGTGGTCTCTGGATGTTGGTCTTAATTATCAAGCAGATAGTTGAGCATAAAATAGAGTGATAAACTCATGGGCACAATTAGGACCCACTATAGGGAAGTGCCCATTATGATTATTACTTAAAGATTACTTAAAGAGGAGACTCAAATGTTAAAACCTATAGAGCACATCCTTAACAATCCTAATGACCTTCCTGACGTACCGCGAGCTGTCAAGGAGTACCTACAGTCTCGCTTCAATGCCGACTTCCTGTATCAGTCAGAGGTCCGTAAGCTACGTGAGGCTGGCCACAGTGAGGAGTTCATCTCCGGGGTACTGTATGGTCACTACATGGCTTCTCGTGTCCTTGATGAGATGGAGGGCCGTCAGCGTGCACTTGAATAAGGAGATTGATTATGTGTTTCTCACCTAAGATGAAAGCACCTAAGGTCGACACGACGACTGTCCCTGAGCCAGCGCCACTCACTGAGGAACCTAAGGGTATCCAGTATGGTGGCGACGAGGATTCAAACAGCACAACTCCTGAGGTGTCAGGGCGTAAGTCACTCAAGGTGACCAAGACGACCGAGCCTACAGGGTCCAGTACTAAAATTCGCAAGTCAGCTTTAGGAGGCTAACATGGGACTGTTCAAGAAGATTAAGAAGGCCGTCAAGAAGGTAATCAAGGCACCACTCAAAGCTGTTGGTCTGGCAGCAGATGCACCAAACGTACAGACAGCCGCTGAGACACCCGTGGCAGTACCTCAGGAGCCACCGAAAGAGGTCGTGGAGGATGTTGAGTCTTCAGCAGACACTGAGTCTGGTAAGAAGAAAACTCGTGCGTCCGGTAAGAAATCCCTCTCGGTTTCCCGAAGCTCGGGCGGTGGGATTAACCTGTAAGGAGGTGACCTGTGGCAGAAGTTAAACTCGAAGGCTTCGCAGAGGAGGGAGCCAAGGCGGTGTATGACCGTCTGAAGAACGACCGACAACCCTACGAGACACGAGCAGAGTCCTGTGCGCAGTACACGATTCCCTCACTGTTCCCTAAGGACTCCGATAACGCATCAACCGATTATACGACTCCGTGGCAATCCGTAGGTGCACGTGGCCTGAACAACCTAGCGTCCAAGCTGATGCTGGCACTGTTCCCGATGCAGTCATGGATGAAGTTGACCATTAGTGAATACGAAGCTAAGAACCTTCTGGGTGACGCTGAGGGTCTAGCTAAGGTCGATGAAGGTCTCTCGATGGTAGAGCGAATCATCATGAACTACATCGAGTCCAACAGTTACCGAGTGACTCTCTTTGAGTGCTTGAAGCAACTGTGTGTGGCAGGGAACGCGCTGCTGTACTTACCGGAGCCTGAGGGTTATACCCCGATGAAGCTCTATCGCCTGAACTCATATGTGGTCCAGCGAGATGCTTTCGGTAACGTACTACAGATTGTCACTCTCGACAAGATTGCGTTCAACGCTCTACCTGAGGATGTCCGCAGCCAAGTTGAAGCAGCCCAAGGTGAGCAGAAGGAAGACGCTGAGATTGATGTCTACACCCACGTTTACCTTAACGAAGCCGGAGATGGTTACTCGAAGTACGAAGAGGTTGCCGAAGAGGTGGTGCCGGGCAGTGAAGCTGAGTATCCGCTCGAAGAGTGTCCGTACATTCCGGTCCGCATGGTCCGTATAGATGGTGAATCTTACGGTCGTTCCTACGTGGAAGAGTATCTGGGCGACCTTAAGTCCCTAGAGAACCTCCAAGAGTCTATCGTTAAGATGGCCATGATTACCGCTAAGGTTATCGGTCTGGTAGACCCGGCAGGTATCACTCAGGTTCGCCGACTCACGGCAGCACAGTCTGGTGCGTTCGTACCGGGCCGTAAGCAGGACATTGAGTTTCTCCAGCTGGAGAAGTCTGGTGACTTTACCGTAGCGAAGAACGTAAGCGACACCATTGAGGCTCGCCTCTCGTATGCCTTTATGCTCAACAGTGCGGTACAACGTACAGGTGAGCGAGTCACAGCTGAAGAGATTCGGTATGTGGCGTCAGAGCTGGAAGATACCCTTGGTGGTGTATACTCGATTCTCTCACAGGAACTCCAGCTGCCTCTGGTAAGAGTGCTCTTGAAGCAACTACAAGCCACGCAGCAAATCCCGGAGTTACCTAAAGAGGCCGTCGAGCCAACTATCAGCACTGGCCTTGAGGCTATCGGACGTGGTCAGGACCTTGACAAGCTGGAGCGGTGCATTGCCGCATGGTCAGCTCTTAAGGCCCTCGAAGGTGATGATGACCTCAACTTGGCTAACCTCAAGTTACGCATCGCTAACGCTATCGGACTTGACACGGCTGGTATGCTACTTACTCAGGAAGAGAAGAACGCCCTTATGGCACAACAAGGCGCTCAGATTGCTACACAGCAAGGGGCCGCAGCGTTGGGTCAAGGGATGGCTGCACAGGCTACTGCAAGTCCTGAAGCGATGGCAGCGGCTGCTGACTCGGTAGGTATGCAACCGGGCATGTAATTAGGGCACACTATAGGGAGACCGCTTGGTTTCCCTCTTAGTCTTAACTTTAAGGAGATTGAAATGGCTGGTGAATCTAACGCAGACGTATACGCATCCTTCGGTGTTAACAGTGCTGTACTGACTGGTAGTACACCTGAGGAGCACCAAGAAAACATGTTGGCTCTTGATGTTGCTGCCCGTGATGGCGATGATGCAATCGAGCTGAACACCAACAGTGATGACCCGTATGGCTCCGATGTGGACCAGTTCGGTGAACCTGAAGAGGGCCGTATGCAGGTCCGTATCTCCGCTGACGGTGATGACCCTGAAGAAGAGTCTACCGAAGAAGAACAGCAGGGTGACGAAGAGAGTAAGTCGGAGGAAGTAGCCGATGACGATGACGATGGTGAACCTGAAGAGTTCAAACCTATTGGTGAAACTCCGGCTGACATCAACGAAGCCTCTCAGCAGCTGGAAGAACACGAAGCTGGCTTTAACGACATGGTTGCCACTGCAATCGAACGCGGTCTCTCACAGGATGCTGTGACCCGTATTCAGCAGGAGTACCAGAACGAAGACAGTTTGTCCGATGAGTCTTACCGAGAGCTGGCCGAGGCTGGCTACAGTAAGGCATTCGTCGATGCGTACATTCGCGGTCAGGAAGCTCTGGTCAACCAGTACGTAGAGAAAGTGATGGACTTCGTAGGAGGCCGTGAGCGCTTCCAGCAGGTATACAGCCACATGCAGACCAATAACCCTGAGGGTGCCGAGGCGCTTATCAAGGCTTTTGAGTCTCGTGATGTAGCCACCATGAAGACGATTCTGAACCTAGCGGGACAGTCTCGTGATAAAACCTTTGGTAAGAAAGCAGAGCGCTCTATTGCCAAACGTGCAACCCCAGCGAAACCTGTGGCCCGTAAGGCTGTGGGCTTTGAGTCTCAAGCTGAGATGATTAAGGCGATGTCCGACCCGCGCTACCGTACTGACTCTAAGTATCGTCGTGAAGTAGAGCAAAAGGTAATCGACTCTAAGTTTTAATTAGGGCCCACTATAGGGAGACACATCCGGTTCTACTGTAATGTAGAGTTTGTGCTCCCTTCGAGTTACACAATGAGTATCACCTCGTTTCAAGTAGTACCTCAACAGCTTGGCAACGATAGGCCCGTTTGGTCAGCGTAGTGACTAATTCTATACTTAAACAACATAAGGAGATTCAACATGGCTAACATGCAAGGTGGACAGCAGCTCGGTACTAACCAAGGTAAAGGTCAATCCGCAGCAGACAAGCTGGCGCTATTCCTGAAAGTATTTGGCGGTGAAGTACTGACCGCATTCGCTCGTACCTCTGTGACCGCCAACCGTCACATGCAGCGTCAAATCAGCTCCGGTAAGTCCGCACAGTTCCCTGTGATTGGTCGCACCAAGGCTGCTTACCTGCAACCGGGCGAGTCTCTGGATGACAAACGTAAAGACATCAAGCACACAGAGAAGACCATTAACATTGACGGACTGCTGACTGCTGACGTGCTGATCTACGACATCGAAGACGCGATGAACCACTACGACGTGCGCTCCGAGTACACCTCTCAGATTGGTGAGTCTCTGGCGATGGCGGCTGATGGTGCGGTTCTGGCAGAACTAGCTGGTCTGATTAACTTGGCGGATGGCGTCAACGAGAACATCGCTGGTCTGGGCAAACCGTCCCTGCTGGAAGTTGGCGCTAAGGCTGACCTTACCGACCCTGTCAAACTGGGCCAAGCGGTTATCGCACAGCTGACCATTGCTCGTGCAGCTCTGACCAAGAACTACGTCCCGGCTAACGACCGTACGTTCTACACCACTCCAGACGTGTACTCTGCGATTCTGGCGGCTCTGATGCCTAACGCTGCGAACTATGCGGCTCTGATTGACCCTGAGCGTGGTTCTATCCGTAACGTGATGGGCTTCGAGGTTGTGGAAGTTCCGCACCTGACTGCTGGTGGTGCTGGCGATGACCGCCCGGAAGAAGGCACAGATGCGTCCAACCAGAAGCACGCCTTCCCGGCAACTGGTGGTAAGGTTAACAAAGAGAACGTTGTGGGCCTGTTCCAGCACCGTTCCGCTGTCGGCACCGTTAAGTTGAAAGATCTGGCTCTGGAGCGTGCTCGCCGTGCTGAGTATCAGGCTGACCAGATTATTGCTAAGTACGCGATGGGTCACGGCGGTCTGCGTCCAGAATCTGCTGGTGCACTGGTTTTCAAAGCGGGGGCTTAAGAGTAGAAGCCTTTAGTGTGAACGTTGAGAGCGAAGCGGAGACTACCGTAGAGGCAGTCGCTGAAGTAACTCTAACGCCTCAGCAGAAGGCCGCTATCACACGTGCACGAAATAAGGCACTTAAGTCTCAGGAATAATAAGCCAAACCCCTTGGGGACCACTCACGGTCTCTGAGGGGTTTTTTCGTTAGGAGCTTACAATATGAACATGCAAGATGCTTACTTTGGGTCTGCCGCTGAGCTGGATGCTATCAACGAGATGCTCGCAGCCATCGGTGAATCCCCAGTGACCACCCTTGATGAAGATGGTAGTGCAGACGTAGCGAATGCTCGTCGTATCCTCAACAGGATTAACCGCCAGATTCAATCGAAGGGTTGGGCCTTCAACATCAATGAGTCGGCCACACTGACCCCTGATGCCAGCACTGGGCTTATCCCATTCCGTCCGGCCTACCTGTCCATCCTTGGTGGCCAGTACGTTAACCGTGGTGGCTGGGTGTACGATAAGTCGACCGACAGTGACACGTTCTCTGGACCAATCACAGTGACTCTTATTACCCTTCAGGATTACGACGAGATGCCTGAATGTTTCCGCCAGTGGATTGTCACCAAGGCCAGCCGTCAGTTCAACTCTCGGTTCTTCGGAGCTGAGGACGTAGAGAACTCTCTGGCACAGGAAGAGATGGAAGCACGGATGGCGTGCAACGAGTACGAGATGGACTTCGGGCAATACAACATGCTTGACGGTGACGCATACGTACAGGGTCTCATCGGTCGTTAATCAGAAACTTAAGGAGGACCAAATGGCTCTCGTATCACAATCAATCAAGAACCTCAAGGGAGGCATTAGCCAGCAGCCTGAAATCCTACGGTACCCAGAACAGGGTTCGATTCAGGTCAACGGTTGGTCCTCCGAGACTGAGGGTCTCCAGAAGCGACCGCCGATGGTGTTCATCAAGTCCTTAGGAGACCGTGGGTACCTTGGGGAAGACCCGTACGTTCACCTCATCAACCGCGATGAGTACGAGCAGTATTATGCTGTGTTCACAGGGAATGACGTTCGGGTATTCGACCTGTCCGGATACGAGTATCAGGTCCGAGGTGACCGCTCGTACGTGACAGTTAATAACCCTAAGGATAACTTGCGGATGGTCACCGTGGCTGACTACACGTTCATCGTGAACCGTACCCGACAGGTCCGTGAGAACCAGAACGTGACCAACAATGGTACCTTCAGGGATAACGTGGATGGCATCATTAACGTTCGTGGTGGTCAGTATGGTCGTAAGCTGGAAGTGAACATTAATGGCGTCTGGGTAAGCCACCAGCTTCCACCCGGAGACAACGCCAAGGATGACCCGCCGAAGGTTGACGCACAGGCTATCGCTGAGGCCCTAGCGGTTCTTCTCCGCACAGCCCACCCTACGTGGACGTTCAACGTTGGAACAGGGTTCATTCACTGTATCGCCCCAGCTAACACCACTCTGGATGTGTTCGAAACGAAGGATGGCTACGCCGACCAGTTAATCAACCCAGTAACCCATTACGTCCAGAGCTTCTCTAAGTTGCCACTGAACGCCCCCGATGGATACATGGTGAAGATTGTTGGGGACACGTCCAAGACCGCCGACCAGTATTACGTTAAGTACGACAAGAGTCAGAAGGTCTGGAAGGAAACCGTTGGTTGGAACATCTCGGTAGGGTTGGAGTACCACACAATGCCTTGGACGCTTGTCCGAGCTTCTGATGGTAACTTTGACCTTGGGTATCATGAGTGGAAGGACCGCCGAGCTGGCGATGATGATACCAACCCTCAGCCATCCTTTGTGAACTCAACTATAACCGACGTGTTCTTCTTCAGGAACCGCTTAGGGTTCATCTCTGGGGAGAACATCGTGATGTCCCGGACCAGTAAATACTTCGAGTTCTACCCACCGTCAGTGGCCAATTACACGGATGATGACCCACTAGATGTTGCCGTAAGTCATAACCGGGTGTCGGTCATTAAGTACGCTGTGAGCTTCGCTGAGGAGCTTCTACTGTGGTCTGATGAGGCACAGTTCGTCCTGTCGGCCAACGGTGTGTTATCCGCTAAGACAGCACAACTGGACCTGACCACCCAGTTCGATGTGTCAGACCGTGCACGGCCTTACGGTATCGGTAGGAACATCTACTATGCGTCTCCTCGCAGCTCCTTTACGTCCATCATGCGTTACTACGCGGTACAGGATGTAAGCTCTGTGAAGAACGCAGAGGACATGACAGCTCACGTCCCTAACTACATTCCGAACGGTGTGTACAGCATCAACGGGTCTGGTACGGAGAACTTCGCGTGTGTACTCACCAAGGGTGCCCCTAGCAAGGTGTTCATCTACAAGTTCCTCTACATGGACGAGAACATTCGGCAGCAGTCATGGTCACACTGGGACTTCGGGGATGGTGTGGAGGTGGTGGCCGCAAACTGTATCAACTCAACGATGTACCTACTGATGCGGAACGCCTACAACGTGTGGATAGCTGCGGTGGACTTCAAGAAGAACTCTACGGACTTCCCGTTCGAGCCTTACAGGTTCCACGTGGACGCCAAGCGGTCGTATCACATCTCAGAGACTGCGTATGACATCGAGACTAACCAGACGGTAGTGAACGTCAAGGACATCTACGGTGCATCGTTCTCGAAGGGTACAGTGGCAATCTGCGAGAGTGATGGGAAAATCACTACGTATGAGCCGATGGGTGACTCTTGGAACTCAACCCCAGACATTCGTATTAGCGGTGACATTGCTGGTAAGGATATCGTCATTGGGTTCCTGTATGACTTCCAGTATGTGTTCAGTCGCTTCCTCATCAAGCAGGAGCAGAACGATGGCACAACGTCCACAGAGGATGCAGGACGCTTACAGCTTCGTAGAGCATGGGTGAACTATCAGGACACTGGTGCGTTCACTGTGAGCGTCAATAATGGTAGCCGTGAGTTCAACTATCTGGTCAACGCCAGAGTAGGTTCTACCGGTCTACGTCTGGGACAGAAGGCAACAACCACTGGTCAGTATCGTTTCCCGGTGACAGGTAACGCTCTGTATCAGAAGGTGTCCCTGAGTTCCTTCAATGCTTCCCCGGTGTCAATCATTGGGTGCGGCTGGGAGGGTAACTACAGTAGACGCGCCAACGGTATTTAACTGAAGGAATCCTTATGGTGTGCTCAATTAGGGCACACTATAGGGAGACCACACTAAGAGGGGACTTAAAGCATGTACATTAGAAACACTGTAAGTAATGACTTCGAGTTATTCATCCCGGCCTACCATGACGTACTTGAGGCACAGGCCATGGGTATAGAACCATCGTTCCCAGCGGTTACTGAGTGTGTCACGTTAGACCACGATGGTTTTCCTTTGGCTATAGGTGGACACTGCGGAGACCAGTGCTGGTTCGTCACGAGCGACCAAGTGTGGAGACTCGACAGGGCTGGCAAGCTGGAGTTCCGTGAGAGAATCATGGAGTACAGGGACATGTTATTAAATGTTTACCCATCCCTGTGGAACTTCGTATGGGTCGGTAATGGTCCCCACAAGCGGTTCCTTAAGTCCATCGGTGCTGTATTCCACGAGGAGTACACTCAGGGTGGGAAGTTCCAACTGTTCACCATAACGAGGAGGTAACTATGTGCTGGATGGCAGCTATTCCTATTGCAATGACAGCAGTACAAGCTATCGGTCAGTCACGCAATGAAGCCAAGATGATTGGCCTCCAGAATGACCAGATGCGACGACAGTCTGTCCAGATGATTAAAGAGTCAAACATTCAGAACGCCAACGCCAGCCTTGAGCAGAAGCAGAAGCTGGAAGAAGCCAGTGCGGACTTAACCACTAAGAATCTCAATAAGGTTCAGGCCATGGGTACAATCCGTGCAGCAATCGGAGAGGGAAACCTTGAGGGAGCCAGTATGGACCGTATCAGTCGAATCGAGGAGGGCAAGTTCATTCGGGAGGCCAACGCGGTCACCGATAACTACCGTCGAGATTATGCGTCACTGTTCGCTCAGCAGCTCGGTAACTCAGAGTCGACTATTGACCAAGTTAAGTCCATGCAGAAAGCTGAGGCCAAAGGTAAATCCAAACTGGAACAGGTCCTTGACCCGCTGGCAATGATGGGTTCACAGGCAGCATCCGCATATGTTGACGGGAAATTCGACAGCAAGTCCACCAAGGCCCCAATCAGTCAGGCCAAAGGCACCAAGGTAGGAGGTAAGTAATGGCTAGTAAATTAGAACAAGCGTTGGGCCAACTACCGCAGCCCGGGTCTACCCGCATCCGTGGCGGCTCAGCGTCCATGCAGTATCGCCCAGTAACCATTCAACAGGAAGGTTTCCGGCAGTCCAACCTAGTACAGTCCTTGGCGAAGTTTGGGGCAGCGATGGGTGAAGCAGTAGATGCTTACGACAAGCGCCAGCGCGATAAGGCTGAGGAGCGGTCCGATGAGATTATCCGTAAGTTGACCCCAGAGCAACGTCGTGAGGCAATCAAGAACGGGACCCTGCTGTATCAAGATGACCCATACGCTATGGAGGCCCTACGGTTCAAGACTGGACGTAACGCTGCGTTCCTCATCGACGACGAAGTAGCGCAGAAGGTTCAGAGCGGTGAGTTCCGCACTCGTGCTGAGATGGAAGAGTACCGTCACAAACGGTTGACCGAAGGAGCCAACGAGTTCGCCGAACAGTTTATGATTAACCCTGAGGACTCTGAGTTCCAGAGAGGGTTCAACGCAAACATAACCGAGCGCAACATCTCACTGTACGGTAAGCACGATGTGTTCCTGAGTGAGCAGGCCCAGAAGGGTGCCATACTGGCCTCGAAGGTTGAGCTGTCAGGCGTGCTCAAAGACCCTGCCGTTCTGGCCCGTCCAGAGTCGGGTGAGTTCTTCCAGCGCTACATCGACAACGCACTTAAGACTGGGAGTATCCCTAGCGACGCTCAGGCACAGCAGGTCATCATTGGGTCACTTAATGACGTCATTCAGCGTCCGGGTGCTACCAACTTCCTCCAGAGCCTTGAAGGACGACCAGTAACCCTTAATGGGAAGACAACGACCTATAAGGAACTGATGGGAGAGGAGCAATGGAACGCCCTGATGGTAAAGGCCCAGTCAACTCAGTTCGACAATGACGCTAAGTTGTCCGAAGGTTTCCGACTCGGGATTACCAGCGCGTTGAACCAAGATGATACCAGCAAGGGCTGGGAGATGCTTCAGGGTGCCAAGGCTGAACTTGACCGCCTACAACCCGGCGAGCAGATGACCCCAGAGCGTGAGCGTTTGATTCAAGCTGAGGAGCAGATGCAGACCCGTTTCCGTCAGGAGGCCCAAGCAGCAGCTAAGGAGATGGACAAACGTCAGAAGACTATTAACAAGAATCAGGTCATTGACCAGCAGTTCACCAAGCGTATCAGCGGTCAGTACGTATCCACCAGCTACAAGGACATGCCGACCAATGAGAACACTGGTGAGTTCACTCACAGTGACATGGTGAACTATGCCAATGGTAAGCTGGCTGAGATTGACCAGATGCAGCTCACGGAGCAACAGAAGGACCGCATGAAGCTGAGCTACCTACGGGCAGACTCAGAGGGTGGAGCCTTCCGAACCGCTGTGGGACAGATGGTAACCGACGCTGGGTCTGAATGGTCTGCCGCTGTGATTAATGGTAAGTTACCAGAGGACACCACGGCGTTGAACAAACTGCGCACCATGCGTAACACCGACCCGGACCTCTTCGCTGCGCTGTACCCAGACAAGGCTGACTTATTCCTGACGATGGACATGATGGATAAGCAGGGAATCGACCCGCAGATTCTTATCGACGCTGACCGTTCCCGCCGTAGTCTCACCAAAGAGATGCAGTACGAGGACGATAAGGCGTGGGCGTCCCTGAAGAACAACTCAGAGTCTCCTGAGCTGTCCCGTATTCCAGCCAGTCTGGATGGTATGGCCCGTAAGATTTACGACAGCGTCAAGTACCGGACAGGTAACAGCGACATGGCGATGCAGCAGGTAGACAAATTCCTCAAGGAATCCACTGTGACTTTCAAAGGCGATGACGTGGATGGTGATACCATTGGCATTATCCCTAAGAACATCCTACAGGTAAGTGATGACCCTAAGAGCTGGGAGCAGGGCCGAGACATCCTCGAAGAAGCCCGTAAGGGAATAATCGCGGCTAACCCTTGGGTGACCAACAAGCAGCTGACGATGTACCAGCAGGGTGACTCTATCTACATGATGGACACCACTGGGACTGTACGCATCCGCTACGACAAGGAGCTACTGACTCGGACCTATCAGGAACAGCAGCAGCGACTGGCCAAGGAAGCTGAAGAGAAGGCACTGAAGGAAGCAACCAAGCGTGCACCTATCGCCGCAGCCACTAAGGCCCGTAAGGCCGCTGGTGAGCGTGTCCGTTCGAAACGTAAAGCCACTCCGAAGTTCATCTATGGAGGTGGTGACCAATAACCATTAAGGAGACAACATGAGCTACGATAAGTCCAAACCTAGCGATTACGATGGCATCTTCCAGAAGGCAGCAGACTCTCATGGGGTCTCCTATGACCTCCTGCGTAAGTTATCGTTTAACGAATCATCCTTCAAACCTAAGGCCGTCTCTAAGACTGGACCTAAGGGCATCATGCAGTTCACCCGCAACACGGCCCGAGCTATGGGCCTTAACGTGACAGATAGTGACGACGATGGGCGATACAACCCAGAGTTAGCTATTGACGCTGGCGCTAAGCTACTTGCTAGTCTCGTTAAGAAGTACAATGGGGATGAACTTAAAGCGGCCCTAGCGTACAACCAAGGGGAAGGACCAGCGGGTGCTCCCCAGCTTCAAGCTTATGATAATGGAGACTTCGGGTCTATCTCGGAGGAAGGACGTAACTATATGCGCAAGTTGCTGGACGTGGCCAAGAGTCCTCGCTCTGGCGCTCTGGAAGAGTTCGGTGGTATCACCCCAAAGGGTAAAGGGATTCCCGCAGAGGATGCCTTCAAGGGCATCTCCAATGCTGGCAAGGTAGGTACCGAACTGCCGGAGTCCCATGGGTTCGACGTTGAGGGTGTAGCTCAGGAAGCACCCAACACTCCATACGCTAAGGACTTCTGGGAGAAGACCGGGACGACTATTGAAGAGTACAACTCTCGGTCTACCTTCTTCGGGTTCAGTGATGCTGCAAGTGCTGAGCTTCAAAACTCTACGCTTGGTATAGCCTTCCGTGCAGCACGAGCTGATGATGGATATGATGTGTTCAAGGACACAATGACCCCGACTCGCTGGAACTCATACGCTCCATCCAAGGAGGACTTACAGAAGCTGCGCGACTCCGGGTTACCTCCGAGTTACTACGGTGTGGTGACTGGTGGTGACGGTGAGAACTGGGACTCACTCATTAAGCTGGCCAAGGATAACTTCGAGGCTGACCAACGTGCCGCTGAGGCTGGAACTGGCGCGAAACTCGCTGCTGGTATCGTTGGTGCTGGTGTAGACCCGCTCAGCTATGTTCCTCTGGTCGGTGTGGCCGGGAAGGGACTCAAGGTGGTCAATAAGGCCTTGCGTGTAGGCGCACAGGCTGGAGCACTCAACGTTGCCTCTGAGGGAATCCGTACGTCTATCGCTGGCGGTGAGGCTCACTACGCTGATGCAGCACTAGGTGGGTTACTGTTCGGCGCAGGAATGTCGGCTCTCAGTGATGCTGTGGCCGCTGGTATCCGTAAGGCACGTGGAGTCGACTCTGTGAACGAGTTCGCTGGCCCAGCATTACGAATGGAAGCACGAGAGACTGCCATCAACACTGGTGGTCACGACACCTCGACGCTACCTCCAGAGAATTTCTCGTTCGAGCAGAGTCACAGAGGTGTTCCATTTGCTGACCACCCGACCGAAGAGGGAGCAGTGGTTCTGGCCAATGGTTCCATCCTGAGCGATACCAACCCGCTTAACCCAAGGACTCAACGTGACTTCGCAGAGATTGACCCAGAGCGTGCAGCTCCCGGTATCAAACTAGGTGGGTTCACTGAGATTGGCCTGAAGACCTTAGGGTCCAAGGATGCTGGTGTTCGTGCAATCGCTCAGGACCTCGTGCGCTCACCTACAGGGATGCAATCAGGGTCTAGCGGTAAGTTCGGTGCGACAGCTTCGGATATCCACGAGCGACTCCATGCGACTGACCAACGGATGTATAACCAACTGTATGACGCTGTTGACCGTGCCATGAAGGACCCAGAGTTCTCCGTAGGTGAGCAGAAGATGTCACGCAGAGCCATCCGTCAGGAAGTCTACAAGCGTGCTGCCTTGGCGATTGAGCGCCCAGAGTTACAGGCTGATTTGACCAAAGGTGAACGTGAGGTGATGGACCTGCTGAAAGAGCACTTCGACACCAAGCGTGAACTTATGGAGCAGCCGGGTATCTTTGGTAACGCTGACGCCGTGAGCGTCTTCCCCGGCAGTCGTCACAAGGGAACCTACGTACCTAACGTGTACGACAGGGGAGCTAAGGAGCTGATGACTCAGAAACTGGGTGGACCTGAAGGACTACAACAGGCTATCGCGCAGAGCTGGCTTACCAGTTACCGAGTGAGACCTGAGGTCAAGGCGCGCGTCGATGAGTACCTTATGGAACTAAACGGCTACAAGTCGGTTGACCAAGTGACACCTGAGGTGGTCCAGAAGCACGCTATGGATAAGGCGTATGGTATCAGCCACACCGAGGACTTCACAGCATCCAGTGTCATTGATGACAACATCACAGGTCTGGTAGGTATTGAGAACAACTCATTCCTTGAAGCCCGTAACATGTTTGATAGTGATATCCCGGTTACCTTACCGGATGGGTCAACCTTCAGTGTCAACGACCTGCGGGACTTCGACATGTCACGGATTATCCCAGCGTACGACCGTCGAGTTAACGGTGATATCTCCATAATGGGAGGTAGTGGTAAGACCACGAAGCAGCTCAAGGATGAAATCATGGCGTTAGACAAACGGGCCGAACGTAAGGGACAGCTTAAGGGTGAAGTGGAAGCACTGAAGGATACCGTTAAGATTCTCACTGGACGTGCTCGACGCAACAATGACACAGCCTTCGAGACAGCTATGCGTTCCCTGAATGACCTAGCGTTCTTCGCTAAGAACTTCTATATGGGTCCACAGAACCTCACCGAGATTGCTGGGATGCTGGCTAAGGGTAACGTCAAGGCGATGCTCCACGGTATCCCAACGCTGCGAGACCTTGCCACCAGAACCTCTCCGGTGTCCGGTAGTGAACTCCGTGAACTACATGGGGCGCTGTTCGGTAAGGAACTCGACCAGTTAATACGTCCGGGACGTGAGGACATCGTACAGCGAATCCGTGAGGCTTCCGATACCAGTGGAGCCATGTCGTCAGTCATTGGCACCATCAAGTTTGGTACTCAGGAGCTGTCAGCCCGTTCTCCTTGGACCAAGATGCTTAATGGTACGGCTAACTACATTCTGGACACTGCCCGTCAGGGTGTGCTAGGTGATGTGGCTGGTGCTGCCCTCGGTGGCAAGGGTTCCAAGTTTGGCAAAGAGAACTTCCTTAAAGCTGCCTCTATTAGTCCTGAGCAGTGGAAGGGAATCAAGCAGCTTTTTGTCGACCATGCGACTCGTGATGCTAACGGTCAGTTCTCCATCAAGGACAAGAAGGCTTTCAGTCAGGACCCGAGGGCGATGGACCTGTGGCGTCTTGCTGATAAGGTTGCCGATGAAACCATGCTGAGACCACACAAGGTATCCCAGCAGGATTCCAAGGCATACGGTGCTGGTGTTAAGATGGCTATGCAGTTCAAGAACTTCACCATCAAATCACTAAACGCCAAGTTCATTCGGTCCTTCTATGAGGGTTACAAGAACAACCGTGCTATCGACATGGCGTTGACCCACGTGTTGTCTCTTGGTATCGCCGGGACTTACTTTGCGATGCAGGCCCACGTGAAGGCTTACGGTCTCCAAGAGTCTCAGCGTAAGGACTACCTGAAGAAAGCCTTGAACCCGACCATGCTGGGATACGCAGCGTTGACTCGAAGTTCCCACACTGGTGCCCCGCTGTCCATCGTCTCGATGATTGCTGGTGCCGCTGGGTTCCAAGACGCCAACATGCTGCGTTCCACCATCTTACCGAAGGAGGAACAGTTCCAGAAGAAAGACGGAGCGTCCAAAGGTCGCGCTGAGTCGAGCAATCTTGCGGGTAACTTGGGGTCTCAGGTTCCAGCGCTAGGTTACGTAGGGAACGTTATTGCGACCGCTAAGAACGCCTACGGTGTTGCTACAGCTCCCAACAAGCCGACCGAGCGTGACTACATGACTGGCCTGATGAACTCCACCAAAGAGCTTGTGCCTAATGACCCACTGACCCAACAGCTCATCATGAAAATTTATGAGGCTAACGGGGTCACCATCAAGCAGCAGCCGAAGCCTAACTAATTAGGACACACTATAGGGAGACCGATTGGTTTCCCTCCTCATTCAACTAAAGGAGGTCACAATGGACCAAGACATTAAAACAGTCATTCAGTACCCAGTAGGGGCCACTGAGTTCGACATCCCGTTCGACTACCTGTCCCGCAAGTTTGTCCGTGTGTCGCTGGTGACAGGCGACAACCGAAGACTGCTGAGTAACATCACTGAGTACCGCTACGTGTCTAAGACCAGAGTGAAGCTCCTTGTGGAGACCGCTGGGTTCGACCGTGTGGAAATCCGTAGGTTCACCTCGGCATCTGAGCGAATCGTTGACTTCAGTGATGGCTCGGTTCTCCGTGCGGCTGACCTTAACGTGTCTCAGATACAGTCGGCACATATCGCAGAGGAAGCACGTGATGCGGCACTTATGGCAATGCCTCAGGATGATGTCGGTAACCTTGATGCACGTAACCGTAGAATCGTGCGGCTGGCACCGGGCATTGATAGTACAGATGCAATCAATAAGAACCAACTGGACACCACCTTAGGTGAGGCTGGTGGTATTCTGTCACAAGTCAAGGATACCCAGAAGGACATTCAGAACTACATTCAGAAGTTCGGCGATGACACCGCTATGGTTCGTGGAGTAAATTGGGTGTATAACGGTGGGTCTGCCATTGGTGGAGAGACCTCCTTTATCATCGACAAGTCAGCGCCAGTGTTCGCCGTACCATACATTGAGGTAAACGGAAGCCGTCAGTTCCGAGACTGGCAGTACGAGTATGACCCTGCAACCAAGCGTGTCACTCTGGTTAAACCTCTGGAGGCTGGAGACTTTGTTGTATGCCTCACTACCGAGAATAAGTTACCTTTAGAAGACCTGCTGGCTAGTACAGGAGGTGCCGATTCCATTGGTAAGGCTGGAGGTGGTACAGTTCAGGATGGTCTGGATGCAACGATACATGGTACTGATGTCCACCGAGACACTGTGACTCCCGGTAAACTGGACACACTCCTTGTGTACAATGGGACCAACGCTGGGCGCGACCTACGTGGCCATGAGTTCGTAATGCCCCACGGCACATTCTCCGCGACTCGCATCTTGAGAACTCGTGGTATCTCAGCGGCTGAATCTAAGTACACTGGGTTCACTTGGCGCGGACAGGGTAGTTCGTTCACCAAGTTGGTCCACCCTGCGACTGGTGGTCAGGGTGATATTGCATTCATGGACTACCTGAAGGATGTTACGATGTCTGGGTTCATGATGGACAACACCGCGCTAGGTCAGGGGACTTCCAATCAGGATACCCGTAACGGTCAGTTCTGGATTCGACATTCGGTTGACTCCTACTTCGACGACCTGCGCTTCGCTGGTGCTGACGCCCTTACGTTCTGTCTGGACCACTGTAAGAACATCTACTCGACAAACCTCAAGGTAGACTATCAGCTGCGCTATCCGACTGGTACAGGTAAGTCCCCGCTAATAGTTGGTGACTACTCGGAGCAGTGCATGTTCATCGGCGGCTACGTTAAGACCGTGTCACCTGACGGAACCATAAAGTATGCTGGTGACCTCGCAGATAACGACCAAGCGGATGATACCAAATGGGCGTTCATTAACCTGTACGGATTGACGTTTGAACAGAAGCCTAACTCTAACGCCTGTATGTGGCAAGAAGGGGAGGGTGCACCATCCAACGCTCACTTCATCGGTATGAACTACATCAACAACGGTGTAGGTCATGGTGTGTCTGAGAAAGCTGTGGGTACTGACATCGGGTCTACCTTCCGTCAGGCTCAGGTTCGTGCTGTGTGGAACCGTGCTGAGTACATCTCAATCGGCAGTCACTTCATTAACAACGATGCCAAGTATCCTGCTGGCACTGGTGGCGCAGGTACTGCGGCTGCTGGTGGTGTTCATAATGACAACGCCAAGTTCACCTCTCTGGTTGGTGACTACTTCCGTGGTAACTTCGCGGATTATACAGACTACACAGGGGCATCTGGTGTTAACCCGGAGAACTCAACCCACATCACCAACGCAAAGTTGACATCCATCATTCGTACATCGTCCTCCAGTACCTCTCAGCATTTAGCCATTGTGAACTGCCAGTTAACTTCTGCGGGTCGTATTAGCGGCGGCGGTAACGGGAGACTCCACGTGTCCGTTGTGGCATCTCACTGCGTCGGGCCTCTGGGGCAGTTTGGTCACGGACAGTCCGAGACGTACCTTGACGTCATAAACTCTACGTTCACTGCCGCTGGTAGCACTGAGGCTATGATTACCCAGTCAGGTGTTGGTAATATCTCGTTCGCTAACTCCACGTTCCGTGATTATATCCGTGTGGTAGATGGCTCGCATACCCGTGTTACCTTCCGTAACTGTACGTTCTACACTTGTACTTTCACTGAGGACGACCGAAAAGCTCGCTACGTTAACTGCCGATTTATCTCGTGCACTGACGCTCCAGACTCCTTCGGCCTCAACTTTGCGGCAGACTCTCTGGACCGCCCTAGCTCACTTCGAGTTAACGTAACGTTAACTGCTGGCGGCAGCTATACGTTCCCGGCTTGGGTACTTCAGGGTCGTGGTGCTTACTTCATCAACGTGGGTGGTAATGGTGCCAACCTTCCTGCCTGCGCTGGTATCATTGGTAAGAGTAGCGCGACTGGTAGTGGTGTATGGACCCCTCAGTGGGAAAGCACTCCTAGTAGTATTGTTGTATCTTGGCCATCCAACGGATACATTACTGTTACGGCCACAACTGCTGGCAACTACACAATCGGCGTCCACTAATAAGGAGAACCACATGTTAGACAAATTGAATCAGCCGAAAGGCTCAACCATTGGTGTGCTCAAGGATGGGCGCACCACCCAAGAGGCCATTGACGAACTCACTAATGATGTAACAGGAAGTATCACAACTACCCGGTATGCATCGAGTGCTTCCCAGGCGCTGTTCCCGAAGCTCATTGACAAGATGACTGCGTATCGGCATGGTGTCTCTGGATTCCAAGACAAGTTTCGAATCTACGGGTATGGCTCCTCTGTAGGCAATGGGGCAACGATTGGTGGAAACTCCTCGCCAAATACCCCAGTAGCAAAATTCTTTGAGCACTTCCAGAGGACGGTCAACAAGGCTGGAATCTACCCATTCGAATACTCGAACAAGTCGGTGGATGGTTCCAACATCAACGATTTCCTCAACCGGGAGTGGCCTGCGACTGTCGCCACTGGTGTCTTCCCGGACCTAGCGGTTTTCGCTTACGGTATGAATGACTTCCCCTCGGCGCAGTATAATGCTGGGATGACCTTCGGGGCCAACGGTTTCAAACAGAGACTTCGCAATGCAATACAGAAGGTTCGAGACGCTGGCGGAGATGTAGTTCTCCTGACCACCCCACACCCAAACATTGAGGAATACTCGTGGGAACTCCCGTCAAGTATAGACATGGTGTGGCCCCAGTTTGCTGCCAAACCCGTGGCTGGTGACGTTCTTATTCCACCAGTGTCACAATCAAATGTGTCCTTCGACTTCATGGGCAAACGCATCACTCAGGGTGTTCGCTTCCTGAGAGGTAACGATGCGATGCGTGAGGTTGCTGTGGAGATGGGTTGCGTCTTGATTGACGTTGAGAAATACTGGTTCGAGGCCGTTGGTAAGTATGGGAACGTACTACTGTTCGACCGCGTGCCAGCAATGCAGACAGTGCACCCTAACCTACTGGGTCACCAGCAGTCGTACTGGCGGGCAATCGAAGAGTTCTTCAACAATGTGGATTCCTCTGGATGGATTGCTCCAGACGCTAAGTTGAACCAGACGCTGGATGTTGGCGGTAACGCCCTGAACCCCGCGAAGATGGAAGCTGATGTCGACCTTCAGGCCAACGGCATCCGTCAGCGTGCATTCGTGCGCCGGGATAAGTCTGGCCGTGTCATGGAGGAGCTGACGCAGGACAGCAGGGTCAAGCGCACATCCTACACGGTGTCAGACCCTACAGTATCAGCTCCGGGATATAGCCTAACATGGGACGAGTGGTTTACCCGCACCAAGGGATTATTCACCAGTGGGGAGACTTTGGGCATCCCTGTAAATAACCGCACCGAAGGTCGACTATTAGTCACAGCGTGGATTTCAGGCCAGACTGGCTGGACCCAGCTTGAGGACTACTTAGTCTCTAACCGTGAGGGTGTTGTATTGGTCTCCAAGATTGGCTCTTTAGATAATACTCCACCGGCTGGTGGTACAGGGACCAACGGTCAGCGCCTGTTCACCGTGTCCACCTCTGCGAACAATGTCGTGGTTAATATCCTATCGGATAACGCCACTGTGAAGTTCAAACTGGACACCTTTGGGGCATAAGGAGGTACCATGTTGTCCCTAGACTTCAACAACGAAGTTATCAAGGCGGCTCCCATTGCGGGGGTCGCTGGGGCTGACGGTGTAGCGAGGCTCTTCTGGGGCCTCTCACTCAACGAGTGGTTCTACGTCGCGGCAATCGCCTACACAGTGGTTCAGATTGGTGCCAAGGTAGTCGACAAAATCATTGACTGGAAGAAAGCAAATAAGGAGTAACATATGGACCTGATTAAGTTCCTCGAAATGTTAGACACTGAGATGGCTCAGCAGATGCTCATGGACCTGAAGAATCCAGAGAAGCGGACCCCTCAGTTGTACAACGCCATTGGTAAACTACTGGAGCGTCACAAGTTCCAAATCTCTAAGCTAACCCCTGACGTTAACATCTTGGGTGGACTGGCTGAGGGTCTGGAGGCTTACAACTCCAAGGTGGGTGCTGATGGTCTTACAGACGACGATACGTTCACCCTACAGTGATATACTCAAGGTACTACTATATGTAGTGCCTTTATGAATGTCATTGCACTACGCTAGGCGTTCCTACGTGAAATCTGAGAAACAACGGGAGGCATTATGCTGGGGTTCACAAAGAGAATCGTCCCGTATCTTGTGGCTATCATGGTGTTTGCCTTCGGGTGGCACTTGGGTTCGCAATCTACGGACGCTAAATGGAAGGAGGTAGTACAGAATGAGTACGTTTCGAAGCAAACAGCTAGAGTTCAAACTCAAGCAGCACTTGATGAGATATCGGCTAAGTACCAAGCAGACCTTGAGGGGCTGGAGGGCAGCACTGATAGGATTATTGCTGATTTGCGTAGCGACAATAAGCGGCTGCGCGTTAGAGTCAAACCTACCAGTGTCGCCGCAGGACCAGACGGTCGATGCCTCGTTGATGGTTCCGTCGAACTACACGAAGCAACTGCTCGAAGTCTTATCGCAATAACCCAGAAGGCCGACCTCAAAGAGAAGGCCCTACAGGACACTATTCGTAAGCTACAGCGGAAAGGAGGTGAACATTGAGTAACTCTCAGCAAGCCAAGAACGCCTTAATCATTGCACAACTGAAGGGTGACTTTGTCGCCTTTCTCTTCGTGCTCTGGAAGGCCCTGAATCTGCCGGAACCAACCAAGTGTCAAATCGACATGGCTAAATGTCTGGCAGACCCAAAGAACAAGAAGTTTATCCTTCAGGCTTTCCGTGGTATCGGGAAGTCGTTCATCACGTGTGCGTTCGTTGTGTGGACCCTGTGGCGTGACCCTCAGTTAAAGATACTGATTGTCTCAGCCTCAAAGGAACGTGCGGACGCTAACTCCATCTTCATTAAGAACATCATCGACTTGTTGCCTTTCCTGAGTGAGCTTAAACCTCGCCCCGGTCAGCGTGACTCCGTGATTAGTTTTGATGTAGGCCCTGCCAAGCCAGACCACAGCCCGTCAGTTAAGTCTGTAGGTATTACGGGTCAGCTTACTGGTAGCCGTGCCGATATCATCATTGCAGATGACGTGGAGATTCCCGGTAACTCTGCAACTCAAGGTTCTCGTGAGAAACTCTGGACGTTGGTTCAGGAGTTCGCCGCGCTGTTGAAACCTCTACCGACTAGCCGTGTTATCTATCTGGGTACCCCTCAGACCGAGATGACGCTCTACAAGGAACTTGAGGACAACCGTGGTTACTCTACAATTATCTGGCCAGCACAGTATCCTCGCTCCAAAGAGGAAGACCTGTACTATGGCGACCGACTGGCTCCTATGCTCCGTAGCGAGTACGATGAGGACAAAGAGGGTCTCGCCAGTCAGCCAACAGACCCGGTGCGGTTCGACTCTATGGACCTTCAGGAGCGTGAGGTGGAGTACGGCAAGGCTGGCTATACGCTTCAGTTCATGCTCAACCCAAACCTCAGTGACGCCGAGAAGTACCCTCTACGCCTCCGTGACGCTATCGTGTGCAGTCTACAGGTAGACAAGGCCCCAATGCACTACCAGTGGTTACCTAACCGTCAGAACCGCAATGAGGAGCTTCCTAACGTGGGTATGAAGGGTGACGAGATTTACTCCTTCCATACGGCCTCAAGTAACACTGGTGCGTATCAAGGTAAGATTCTGGTCATTGACCCAAGCGGTCGTGGTAAGGATGAGACTGGCTGGTGCGTATTGTATACCCTCAACGGTTACATCTACTTGATGGACGCTGGTGGTACTCGTGGTTACGAGGAGAAGTCCCTTGAGTTCCTCGCCAAGAAGGCCAAACAGTGGCAGGTTCAGACTGTGGTCTTCGAGAGTAACTTCGGTGACGGTATGTTCGGTAATGTGTTCCAGCCTGTTCTCCTGAAGCATCACCCAGCGCAACTCGAAGAGATTCGTGCTCGTGGTATGAAAGAGGTCCGCATCTGCGATACCCTTGAGCCTGTACTGGCAAGTCACCGCTTGGTCATCCGTGATGAGGTAATCCGACAGGACTACCAGACGGCACGTGATGCAGACGGTAAGCACGCTCTGAAGTACAGCCTGTTCTACCAGATGACCCGTATGAGCCGTGAGAAGGGAGCTGTGGCACATGATGACCGACTTGATGCATTAGCATTGGGTGTTGAGTTCCTACGCTCTACGATGCAGCAGGACGCTGTGAAGATAGAGGCTGAGGTACTTCAGGAGTTCTTGGAGCACCACATGGAGAAACCTCTGAGTAATATCTCACAGTTCAGAACCACCAGCAGTAACGGTGTGGACATCCGGTGGGAAGACGATGGGGATGACTCTATGTTCATCGCATGGTAACTATGCAGGGATTGTGCATAAGGATTCATTGGGCCACGGAAGGCTGCTTTGGGGAAACTCCATGTATAACAGACACTTGGAATTAGGACCCACTATAGGGAGAGACCACTCAAAGATTACTATAAGACAACTTAAAGATTCATTCATATAGTTATTCACTTTAAGTCTCCTTACAGATAGAGGGTAGTGATGATAATATCACCCTCTCACTCTAAGACACTAAGAGCCAACATAAGGAGGACCTATGCGCTTATTGTTAACCTTACTGCGCCATAGGACTACTTGGCGATTTCTGCTGGTACTTGCTGGTGCCCTTGGGGCTTCACTGGTTACTCAGCAGCAACTCGGTGGACTGGAGACTCTCGTGTGCTCTCTACTCACTTGTAGCGATTAGGGTCTTCCTGACGCGCTAGGGATTCCGTAGTGATGCTTATCAGCATACACCACTCCATCCCTCTATAGTCAATACTTAAAGTTAACCTTAGGTGATTCACTGGGTCTACCTACGGGTCTATGCACTGACCTGAGGATTACCTGAGGTTACCTTTAAGAATATTACATAAAGTTCTGAGTGTATATCTCACAGTTTACACTTTTGGTTATCCCCCGGTACCCTCTAAGTTAGCCCAAAGTAACCATAGGCCACCCTAAACCTTCGGTTTAACCTTAGGTTGGACTGTTGGGAACCTTGGGTGATACTATATGTAGTGGTTAGTGTGACCTTGGGATACTATATGTTGATCTCTCTGTATCCCTATCTGTTGGTACTCTCTAAGTATCCACTAAGTATCCACTAAGTAACAACCTGAGGTTAGACCTGAGGACATCCATCGACACTATACCTAAGGTTAACTATGCGTCTAACGTTTAGTTACTATAAGGCTATTGGTGACCATTGTCCATACACCAATCAATTAGGTCACACTATAGGGAGACACTTAAAGTATTACTAAGAGACCTTTACCATAAAA